CCTTCTTGGTCATGTCCGATCCTCATTCCCTTCTTGAGTAGTTCAACACCATCAGCCACTCGACAATCCTCCAGAAGTCACGACGAGCACCACGTCGAAAGATTTCACCAGCACGTTCTTCAGTTCGTTGAACGCATCGCGTGACCGTTGGATCATCCAGTACCCATCCGGCCCCTGCGCGCGCTTCTTGCCGGGCGCAACGCACCCGCGCAGTTCCGACGCCCAGTTCGCGGGGTGGATGAGCACGTTGGTGCGGGCGATGCCGCGCATGGCGGTGGGCACCTGCGACTCCTGCACGTACACGCCGAGCGCGGGATTGGAGAGTGAGAACACGCCGGGGTGCGCATCCGACGAGTACTTCGACACCCGGTACTCACCGAGCGGGATGCACGACTGGCCCTTGGTGCCTGCGGGGAACCCGGATGACGGCACCCACGGGCGCTCGATGGTGTCCCACGCGCGGCCTGTCTGCGGATCGGACAAGCGCCCGAGGATCGCGTAGGGCAGGAAGCGGTCACGGTTTAGGTTGAGTTGGATCATCGCTTTCTGAACTCCGCTCTGAGGATGTCTTCTCTGTGCATGAAGCCGTAGCCGCCGGACGATTGCCACCACCACAACAGGTACGCAGCGACAGAATTGTTGGCCGTGACCGGGAATGTGCCGTAGGCATTGAATGACGCCATGGCGTCGCCGGTCTGGTAGCTCTGCGGGATGATCGACCCGGAACCAATGTAGTAGTAGGAGTTCGCCCCGACCTTGCCGAGTAGCTGCATGAACTGGTTGTTCGGAGGCGACACCGTCGCGCGGGAGTTGCCGAAGTCGCTGCGTGCAAAGATGTCGATGAACCCATCGTAGGTTATCGAGCTAGGGTCAATGTTCAACTCTGCGACAGCCACGCCGCTGATGCCGCCGACTGAACTGTGCGTCTGTGTGACAAGGCAGTTGACCTGCGTCGCCCAGGACACCGCCCCCGGGGCAATGTTCCCTGTGCCGATGACGCCTGTGCCAAGGTTTGCGCTGCCGATGGCACCGACGGCGATGTTGAGGCTGCCCACCGCGCCGAGCGCGAGATTGACGGCATCCGTGAGCGTCGCCGCCCCCGGCACGCCGGAACTCACGCCGGGGAAGGTGCTGTATGACCCGTTCGCGCCGACGGCGTCTACCCAGTAGTAGAAGGTCTGTGTGTTGGGCTTCGTCAGCACCTTGCGCGTCGCATCACCCATCCACCGCTCAAGCGCGACTTCGTAGCTGTTGACCGAGGCTTCCATGAGCCGGTACGCCATGCCCAGCGGCTTCACCGCAGACTCCTCCCACAGCACGTCGATTGCGCCGGGGTACGAGGTTGCGGAGAGCGCAACAACAGCGGATGGCTTCGTCGGGTTCTGCGGCGGGATCGCGGCGAGCGAGGGTGAGGTGTACTCCGCCGTGTCAAGGTCGGTCCAGTCGGCCTCCTGTTCCTCCGACAACGCAACGCGCACCGAGCCGTCCATGAAAAGCGACATCGCGACCACGCGGAACGTCTTCGAGACCCACCCGAGTTCCGCGAACGTGAGCGCGACGGTCTCGTATGTCTTGATGCCGTGGAAGCGCGGCGGGAGTGTGCCGACGAGCTTGATCCCGTTGCGCGACGCGCGAAGCAGGAACTCGGCCTTGCGTTGCGCTTCCGACTCGTCCGTGCACAACGGCTGCTCCATCTCGATGGGCAGTGTGCGGCCCGCGTCATCCGAGATGTAGGTCGTGTTGCGGCGGACGTAGGCTTCGACCCGTTGCCAGTTGCGCGTGGGGTTGATGAAGAAGCAGTGCACCTCGTTGAACCTGCCTCCCTGCTCGAACCCGGACACAGTGTCGATGGATTCGATAGACAGCCAGTCGGTCGCGGCGATGCTCCATGTCGGCACGGTCCATGCGCCCGCGTAGATGTGCCACTGGCCGTTGACGAACGTGCGGCGGCCGAGCATTGAGTCGATGATCTTCTGCTCGTTGTCCTGCAGGTTCTCCGGCTCGTTGATGAGCCGCCCGTTGCACGTATAGCGCTTCGACGTGCCGCCGTCCTTGTTGTCGACGAGCGCGTCGCAGATGTCTGCGGCCGCTGCGACCGAAGGCCAGTTGATCTCGGTTGCGGGATCGACGTCGAACCCGTAGTCCGCCATGCGGTAGTTCGCCCAGCACAACGCGGGGTTATTCGAGTAGGCCCATGTCGACGGCGTCGCGTAGCGGTGCGCCCCCGAGCCGCCGTTGGTCGTGTCGAGGCGCGGGTCGTACACCTTCGCCCCGCGCAGCTTCACCGTCGGCTGCGGCACGCCCTTGTAGACCTTGCCCTTGCCCCAGTCGTAGGTGTAGGCGACGTAAGGGAACCCGCGCCCGCGCGCGGTCGACGCCCACTCCGAAGGGAACGCGTTGTTAAGGCGGTAGTCGACGTTCTGCGACATGGTGCCGGTGTAACCACGCACCCACGCCGCGCCGCTGTACTCGCCGGACGAAATGGCCCCGTCGCCAATCGCGCCCGAGATCGCAGCCGGAGTTGGCAGCGTGTCTTGATCGAAGTAGTGCGTCTGGTACGAGTCAATCTCATGCACGGCGAAGGCAAGTATCTGGTGCAGGTACCGGCCATCAGCACCACTCGTCACGGGCGGGATCATGTTCACGCCCGACGTGCGCACCTCGCCGAAGATCACGATGCCGGAAGCCGTGGAGTCTGTGAGCGCAACTTCGAGGCCGCGACCCTCGCCGGTCTTGCCGCGCTTGTTGAGGATGCCGAGCGCCTTGTTGAGGATGAACGTGGTCGCGGCGTAGTACAGCCCGGTGTACACGGCGGTGCCGATGGCGAACGCGGTGCCGACAGATACGCCGGCGCCCATGAGTGTCACGCCGATGTAGGGAATGATCTGCGGCATTAGCGCACGCGCCTCCACAGCAAGGTCGCCGCTTTCATCGGCAACGGCCGGAACCCGACCTCGTGCGCGACGAGCAACACAGGCGGCGCGACAACACCGAGCGCCGCGCGGGCGCCACGGCCGACGAGCACGATGTCGCCGCGCATCAGGTGGTCGTGCTCACTGATGAGCGTCGGGATGCCAAGCACGTCGCGCGTGAGCGCTTCCAGCGTCCGGCCCGTGCGGAGCATGGCTCGGTAGGTGCGAGCGGAGAGGACGCCGTGAGCGCGGACGATGCCGACGTAATCCGTGCCGAGCAGCGCGTCGAGGGCGCCGGCGGCGAACCCGGCGCAGTCGTGCTTGCCCCAGGTGAACCGCGTGGTGCGGCGAGAGTCGAGGTACTGTTGAAGCGCGTCGGTCATGTCGTGCGGGCCTTGTTGAGTGCGTCGGTCTTGGCGTTGCCTGTTGAGGGCGCGTTCATGATGCCGCCCGAGAACCCGACCTTGTTGCCGCCCCAGTCGCCCCGGAACAGCGGAATCTGGTCGATCCAGTCCCCGAAGGTGTCGGACGAGTCGACGGCGCGGAACGTCTCGCGGTTGATCAGTTGCACCTTCGACCCGCGGCGCCACTCGTTCACGGCGCGCAGCTCCCACTCCCCGCGCTCGATGTCGACCTTGACGCCGCCCACCGTGCCGCGCCACTGAAGCTCGGCGGAACTCGTGAGCGCCATGGCGGAGCCGACGTCGAGGAACACGCGCCGGATCGTCACGGGCCGCCCCGCCATCGACTCGCGCAGCGGCTCGTAGATGCTCGACGATCCGTTCGCTGTCATCGTGTTGACGCCGCACAGCCGCAGCGTGACATCGCGCGGGAACACGTCGGACTCCTCCTCGATCGCGCTGATCTCCCCGAGGCCGCCGACGGGGACGTAGGTGTTGGCGTTGTAGTAAATCCACTGCGCCCCGGTGCAGAAATACACGGCCCCCGACGTCACGCCGATGTCCGCGAGTTGGCGGAACGCCGTGAGGCTCTGCTCCGAGAGCGCCTGCTGGGAGGTTTGCAGGAAGCGCGTCATGGTCCGGCCTCCACGAGGTCAAGCTCGAAGTCCGTGTACTGCCCGTAATTCTCGACGATGCGCGGATTGCTCGCGAGGGAGAACCGGCCCATGGGGTTGAGGATGATGACGGGGTCGTTGTCGGCGACCGGTGCCCAGAGGCCCGGGCGGAACGAGAGTACGCCAAGGCCCGCCGCATCGGAATCGAGCGACGCCGTGCACTGCTTGAGTTCGCCGTTGATCTCGAAGAAGTCTCCCGCGAGGAGGAGGCCCGAGGTGCTCACGGGCAGGCCCTTGACGTACAACTGCCCGCCGCTCTGCGCGGTGCCGGTAGTTGCGGTGGTCGTGGTCTGCGTCAGCCGCACCGGGAGGGAGGACTGCGCCAAGGTTGCGCGCCACATGCCGATGTTGCGTGAGCTAGTTCCGGTGTATGTGGTAGTCGTGGGGTTCTCGACTAGGTTCACGACGGCTTGGACCGTAGTCACCGAACTCGGGACTCTGACCACAAGCGCGCACATGAACCAGCCGTTGCCCATAGAAACCATGAACGAGCGAGAGTTGGTTCCGCCTCCAGCAGTAGTCGTGCTGACCACGGAGCCTGCTGACAAGTCGAATAAGGCCACGCCGCCGTCTGTACCACCTGGGCCGACTACTCGCAATTGCGCCCTGTCGCGCAGGCTAGTTACGTCGCCCTTCGACAACGCAACGCACAAACACCAATCTTGGGCTACAGCTGACTTCGATGCTGCTTGCACAACGTAATGCTCACCCGTGCTCGTGTCCTCGATAACTCTGTCAGCAGTCACTGTGCCGTCCGGGGCGGCGTAGTAGTTCCCAGTCACGGTAACGCCCGTTTTCGTCCACGCCGCATTATCAATCTGGTCGCTGTACGTCAGCGCATTCGGCCCGTTGTCGACGAGGGCGCAGCGGGAGAGGGAGGACCACGCGCAGTCGATGTATGCGCCCGCAGAGAACCCGGAATTACTTGAGAATGCGACAGGGAACTGGTTTTGAGCGCTGCCGGAGTCGAGCACCGCAGACACGGTGCGCAGGCCCCGCGTTGCGTTGTATGCCTGCGCAGAAGCGCTCCCATAGGTTAAGGACGGGCCTACAGACAGCCCGACAGTCTGCGGGCTGTCTGCCATCATTCCTCGAAGTGCGTAAGGGGCGTACTGCGTGCCGGCAACCGCTTGATAGAAAAACGGCTGCGACCCCGCACCGCCGTTGTATGTGAGTCGCGCCACGCGATCAGAGATGGACAGAACAGCGTTTCCAATAGTCCACCCCGTCGTCCCATTGCTGAAGTCGTTGTTCGTCAGCAGTTCAGTTGCCGGGAATGAGCCGCGCAGTGGCAACCCGGGCGTCATGCGGATGTTGGCGGCCTTGCCGCGTGCACCGAGGATCGCGGCGCGCACGAGCGCCCGGTCAGCGGACGCGAGGCCACGGAACCGCACCTTCCAGCCCCACGTGGGATCGGCCCATACCTGGCGCTGCGTCGTGCCGCGACCGAAGCGCGGGCGGAAGTCCGTGGTCTGCTCGTCCATCAGCGACGGCTCGCACGGGGACTCGGGCTTGACCGATGGCGGGATGATGACTTCAGGGTAGGCCATGGTTTATCGCATCCTTCCGAATCCGTTGCGTTCTAGCATCTTCACGTTCGCCATCTGGTCGTTGCGGCGCGTCTCCTCGATGTACGCGAGCACCTGCGAGGTCTCGACGCCGGAGAGGTGATAGGTGTGGTGGTTGACGATGGACTGGCGTGGGGAATCGCCGCCTGCGCCGGCCATGGCGAATGCCATCTGGCGTTGATTAACGACGCGACCTCCGTCGCCAAGGTATGCCCATTCAACGCCTTCTTCTCCGACCTTCGTCCACCCTGTCCCGCGCCCGCCACCGGCCTTCCCTCCGAACAGCGAACCGATGAACGACCCGACGCCTTTCAGGAACCCTCCGCCCTTGCCGTTGCCGCTGAATGCGGCGCTGATGGCGTCGCCCACCTTGTCGATGGCCGCGAAGAGTTCGCGCGAGGCCATCTGCACGACGATCCGCGCGATGAGGCGCTTGAAGGAGAAGTCGCCGTAGTACACCATGTCCTTCATCGCCTCTTTCCAGTCCTCGACGAACTGGTTGACGGGGAACTTGAGCTGCTTCAGTTCTGCCGTCACCTGCTCATTGACGTAGCCCCAGGCTTCCTTCGATGATTGCGCGATCTCCTTATCGCCGTCCGTGACAGCCTTCACGCGGGCCTTCTCCTCCTGCTCCGCGAGCTTGGTCACGGCGCGCATCGCGGCGCCTTCCCGGTCGAACGCCTCGCGGGCTGCGGCCAGCCGCTCGGCTGCGGCCTTTTTCTCCGCCGCCGTCCGCGCACGATCCGCAGCCTCTTGCGCCTGCTGCAGGTCACGGTTGATGTCAGCGATGACGCGTTCAAGTTCCTTGACGCCTTTCGCCTGGTCCTCGACGTCGTTGGTCGTCGGCAGGCGCGACGTCAGGCGCGAGACGTCGAGCTGGTTTGCGCCGACGCCTTCGGTCGTGCGGAAGTCGCGGATGCGCTGCACGATCTCGGGACCGAAGCCGCGCGTGTCACCGCCGAGGATGCGCTTGAACGTGGCTTCGTCGATGCCGAGGATACCGGAGGCCGAGAGCGAGCTGAAGAACTGCTTGTTCTCCTCGCGGATGATCTCGATCGCGCGGCCTTCGTTCACGCCGAACAGCCGCCGCAGCGCGTCGATCTTCTCGCGTTCCGTGCCCTTGCCAACGGCGATTGACCCCGCAAGGTCCTTCGACTGCGTCAGGTTCGTGGGGTCGAGGCCCACGGCCGCAAACGACGCGATCTGCGCATCCTTCAGTCGTGCGTAACCACGGGCAGCCTCGTTGAGTTGCAGCGCAACTTCTTCCCAGGCGTCCGAGTACCGCTTCACCTCGTCATACGGCAGCTGCAGCGTCGTCGCGAGGTCCGAGACGCGTTGGTGCTCCTTGACGACGTCCTTCAGGTAGTTGATCAGCATGACGAACGCGAACCCTGCGGCCGCAATCGCCTCGATCGTGCCCGGACCGATGTGGAACGCGGCCTTCGCGGCCGACTCCCCGACGTCCTCGAACCCCTCGCCCAACTCCTCCAGGTTCTTGTTCATCTCGGGCACAGCCGTGCGCGCGGCCGATGTCGCGCCGTCGAGTCCGCCTGTGACCTCGTCGAGCTGCGCCTTGATGTTGCTCAGGGGCGCGGAGGCCTGATCCACCGCCTGCACCACCATCCGCAACGTCGTGTCTTGCATCATGACGATCGCTCCTTAGCCCGCGCCTGCGCGACGCTCATCGCGACTTCCGACACGATCGAAAACGCCCGCACCACGATCGCCGGCTGCTCCAGCAGGCTGCGCCCGTCCGGCCACGCGAGACGCGTCCCGTCCGGCCCGTGAGACGCGTCCCACAGGTCGATCCAGGCCGTCGTGCTGTAGCCGCCGATCTCGCACCCTGCTACTCCTTCTGGGAGCCGTCGCCCGGCGAGGACGTGGGCGAGCTCCCGTCGGAAGGGTCCGCCTGCGCCTTCGTCACCCGTCCCGTCGCCATCAGCGCAAGCGACAGCTTGCCGACGAGCGGGGCGAAGTAGAAGTCACGGAACACGGTCTCCACGGGCACGATCGCTCCGTCGGCGTCCTTCACGTTGAGCAGCATGACGTGCTCGCGAATGACGTCGGAGGCTTCCGCGCGCGTCTTGTCACCGAGGGCGAGGGCGTCGGCGTAGCTGATGCGCCGCAGCTCGAAGCACACCTCCTCGCCGTCGAACTCCGTGGAACCCTTGACCGTTGATCTGTAGGCTGACATTCAATCCTCCTGTTGCTTCGGGCCTTGGGCTCAGTAGCCCGCGGCGTAGGTCGAGATAAGCGTGATCTTCAGTTCGTAGTTACTCGACGGGTCGAGCAGGCCGCGCGCCGTGAGAGGCACCGAGACTTCGCCCGGCCCGTTGAACGCCGGCTTCATCGCCGTGATCTTCACCTGCGGCACGTCGATCGTCAGCGTCGGGTAGTACCCGGACTGGATCGTGGTGCGCGTGTTGCGCGCCGTGATCAGCAGCTGCCGCTGCGTCGAACCGATGAAGTCGTTGAACTGCGTGCGGTTGTCGAAGATCAGCGTACCCTGCACCGTCACCTCGCGGAACCCGGAGCGCGTGTACTTGTAGGGCTCAAGGGTTCCGTTGATGGTGTAGAGCGGGTCGATGTTCTCGTTCACGCGCACCGTCAACTGCGAGAAGTTGCTCGCGGCCGTGCCGCCGATGCTGACGGACGCGACGTCCCACAACCAGCCCTGCGACAGGTCACCCGTCGCGAGCGTCGGGGCCATGCCCGCAGAACCCGCGCCCGTCAGGACGCGCTTGCCGCCCGCGGCAGTTGCACGCGCGACGAGCAACTGGCCTTGCTGGAAGTTGAACTCCAGCGAGTCCCACTGCATGTCGTAGAATTGCTCGGCAGAGGACACGTCCCCGAACTTCAGCAGGAACGAGAACGGCTCGTTGATCAGCCCGCCGCTGTTGATGTCGAGGGTGCGGGGGAAGAACGTCAGGGTGCGCAAGCTGCCCGAGGTCACACTCGCAGGCTGCGCGATAACCGCCGTCAGGACGGCTCCGAGGGCCTGCGGGAGCGGCTCGAATTCGATCGTGCCCGCGACCGTGGCGACGCCGTCGTAGGTTGCGCCTTGCGAGAAGCGGCCCGTCAGGTTCTGAGAGATGACTTCCTGCTTCTCGTACCCGACGTCCGACGAACGGACGGGGACGTGATGGTAGGACGATATGGTCGAGACGAGGTTCGCGGAGCCGACGTTCGTCTGCCGAGCGATGCCGATGTATGCTTGAGCGCCGTATGGCATGTGGTTTCAGTAGCCTCCTTAAGACTGGGTAGCGGTCGTGTTGCCGACCGCGACGAATTGCAGCGCGGCAGTCTGCGTGTAGAGATTGCTGACGACTTCGTAGCTCTCGTAGCTCACCTCGAAGTCCTCAACTGTGTTCACCTGCCCCCCGAGGGTGGTGTCGGAGAGGATGGCGGACGTGACCTTCTGGATCAGCGCCTCCAGCTTCTCCTCGCACGCCTCGCCCGACGACAGGTCCGACTCCGTCATCAGCACCAGGAGCCGGATGCGTTGATCCCGAACGCCGCCCCCGAACCCGAGCACGCGCTGCGCGTACTGGACCGACAGGCGGTAGACGCCGACGAGCGGGGTCGCGGACTTGTGCGCGTTCTGGTCCTCGGAGCGCTGGATCGTGACGCCTTCGAGGTCGGGGTACGCGAGCAGCTGCGCGACGACCTGCGCCGTGACCTGCGAGACGTCGACGGTGCGGATGTTGACGGTCATGGCTGCGCCGCCTTCTCGATCATGCGCCCGTAGACATTGCTCACGACTTCGAGCGCGCGGGACTCTGTCGGGAGCATCGGCCGCGCAGGCAGGTTCTTCGATGGGACGCCGAATTGATGCAGCTTCGCGAGGTCACCGTGGTCCTCTCGGTCAACAGGACTGTAGAAGCTCACTGCGCCCACGCCTGCAAGTTTGTCGTCAGACAGCGGAACGAACGACTGGCGCAGCGCGCCCGTGTCCTGCAGAATCTGGTACGAGGTCTGGAAGCGGCGCTTCTTGCCCTTGGCGACTGACTTCACATACCTTCCGCCTGCCTTCAGGTCCTCCCACTTGGCGCGCCCGAACGTCGCGCCCTCCGCAATAAACGTCTCTATGACGTCCGAGTGCAGCTTTACCCCAGCTTGCGCGTTCGCAACCGTGCGCGATTCCGGCGCCATTGCCCGCGCGAACTTGCTCAGGCGGCGGCGCGATTCCTCGGACCCGTAGACCGTGATCTCAATCACCGCGCACATCCTCCTGTGCCGACCATTCGAGCGACGACACGCCCCAATCCTCGACTTCGTCGACGCCCGAGATGTTGGGGTAGGTCTGGTGCGTGCCCCAGATGACGCCCGTCACGCTCTGCTCGACCACGACGCCACCGGAGCCGACGATTGACGCCGAACCCGTGGCGAGCGCCGTCAAGCGCTGGTCGATGGACTCGCGGAGCACGCGCTCCTGCTTCTCGTCCATCGTCATCCACGCCATCTTCCAGTACGCGAGGTCCGTCGCAATGTCGCGGATCGCGTCGGGAGCGAGCGTCGGGGTGCTCGCGAGCGGCACGGCGTATCGCACCGCGAGCGTCGCGTCGATGGAGGCTTCCGCAGGGAGAACGAACGCGCGCTCTGACGCGGACTCCCCCGGGTTCGCGGCGCCGATGGTCGAGGCGCGAGGGTAGCGCGCGACGACGTCGGCCCAGGTGGTGTAACGCATGTCAGTTCACCTCCAGCTTCTGCGCCTTGACGATCGCGCGGTTGACGTAGGTCGAGGCGTCGATGATGGCGATGGACTCCGCGATGTAGTACGGGTCGGAACTCGGCACGAAGAGCGGCGCGAAGTAGTGCCCGTTGCCGGATGCGACCGGCGTCACGGAACTCACGAGCGTCTCCTCGTTGCTGCGCAGGCACAGCGACAGGGCGCTCGGCGTGACGCCGGAATTGGTCCAGGTCAGCTTGAGCGTCGTTCCCGCGATCACTTCAAATTGTGGAATCCTGAGCACGACTAATTATACCCTCCGAGAACAACGCCCGTTGAGGAATGACCGAGGCGCTGAGGCATGTCGGCCCTGATGAGGATGCCCGATGGCGCCCAACCGATTCGAGCGCGCACGTCGTAGGAGTACGAAACGTAGGGCAGGTAACTCGCGACGATCGAGTCGGAGATGCCGAGCGCCTCGGACACGAGGCTCGTGCGCAACCGGAACATCAGCGAGCCGTCCGCAATCTCGACCGAATCAACCGCGTGACGCGTGCGCCGCAGCGACTGCATGAACCCATCGACCACCGGCAATTGATCTGTGCCGAGGCGCTGCAGCAGCAGAAACCGTAGCAATCCGTCCGACAGCGTGATGCCGTCCGACAGCGTGTTGGTGTATACGGCACCCGACCCGGAGACTGACTTTATGTACGTGTCGACGAGTTCCGCGAGGTCGTCGAGTCGCCGCACCCGCAGCAGCCACCGGATCAGTCCGTCCGACACCGTGATCGTGTCGGAGGTGAAGCGCACGCGGATGGCGGACTTGGAAGCCGCGTCCGACAGGCTGATCTCGTCGGTGCCCGTGGCCTCAATCGACTTGTAGTTGCCGTCGTCGAGCACGGACAGGAAGTCGGTCACAGTGCGGACAATGGCGCCTTGCGAGGTCGAGTAGACCTTGCCGTCCGTGACCGTGATGCCGTCGCCATACCGAAGGTCGAACGTGCGGAGCTTGCCGCCCAGGTCGAACACGTCGAGCGCGTCGGTGGTGAGCAGGTTGTGGATCGCCGTTGCGACGTTCGCGTCCGTGACCACGAGCGCGTCCGACGAGGTGCGCGTGTAGAGCGTGCCCTCACCAATGATGGTCTTGCTGGACGAGTCCGCAAGCGTGATGAGGTCTTGCGCGAGGCGCGTGCGGAGCAACGACTGCAAGAACCCGTCCGTAACGGTCGCGGCGTCGGAGTGCAGCCGGTACAGCAGCCGGAACTTCTGCAGCTGGTCCGAGACGCCGAGTGTGTCTGAGTGTGCACGGTTCAGCAGGCGGCGGGGCTGTCCTTGGTCCGTGAGGACGATGGTGTCGAGCGCGTCCTTGGTGTAGGTGACGCTGCCGCCGAAGAACTGGCTGATGAACCCATCGAGCAACGCAACCGTGTCGCCCGCGAAGCGCACGCGCACAGTGGTCTTCGAGGTCTGGTCGATGAGCGAGAGCGTGTCGCCGTAGCGAGCCTGGTACGTCAACAGGTCGCCGCCGAGGTCGAAGACGTCGAGCGTGTCAGACTGCAGGCGGGTGCGGCGCGCCGAGCGCAACAATGCGTCCGCGATCACGGCATTGCTCGTCGCGGTCTTGGTGTAGACCTGTGGCCCGCCGCCGCCAAACGTCGGCGCCACCCCGTTGAAGGGTGCGGCGTTGAATGCGGAACCGTTGAACGACATGGCGCGCTATGACTCCCAGAAGAACCCGCCGCATTCGGCAAGGAACTGCGACGTGACCATGGTGGTGCCCTTGACGTGCGGCGAGAGCCACAACGAGTTGCCCGGGATGTCGGCCGTGAAGTAGGAGCCGACGGTCGGGATCGAGGACACGTCGAGCCGGCGCACGCGGTAGTCGACGCGCGCCACGCCGGTCTTTGCCTCAAGCTCCAGTTCGTACCACGCCGGGGTCTGCGCCGTGAAGTATGAGCCAAGGGCGATGCCCACCGCGTTTCCCGTGGCGTCGTTGGTGAAGATCGACAACTCAGAGCCCAGTGCACCGTTCGCCCATCCCACGCCGATCATGCTGATCATCGACGTCGGCGGATGCACCGAGCCGAGCACACCCGTTGTATTGACGAGGCCGATGAAGTAGTGCGAGGAGTTCGGCACGGTGGCGAAGCCGAAGCGCGTGACGAACCTGAAACCCTGGCCAACGGATACCGTGGGTTGCGCGAGGCGCAAGCCGATGGGGTTCTGCGCGGAGTTCGAGCACGCCTGCCGGATGCGCTCCTGCGATTCGCGGAAGGAGGAGTTCGTGAGCGTTGCGGCGACCGACGAGTTGATGAGCGTCATGACGGTGGCGCCTTGCGGCTGCCAGCTCGCGACGTTGCCGGCCGCCCGCACCCACTTCGCCCGGGGCAGCGCGCGGATGGGCAGGAAGTTGTGCTCAAGCGCGTCGACGTTGGCGCGCATCTCGCACACAGTGCCGGTAGCGAAGGACGCCTGCGCCGTCGTCCCATCCTGCCCGCGCAGCACCGTGAGCGCGTCGCCCGAGATCGCGACCACGCGGCACACCTCGACATTCGTGCCGTCGTCGAGCGTGACGTAGTAGTGATCGGGCGCGGTGGTCGACGGGAACAACGCGCCCTCGCCGGTCTGCAGCGTCAGCGTCGCCTGCGTGTTCGACGACACGGCAATGGACAGCGTGCCCGAGGCGTTGTTGGCTATGTATACGCGAGGCATCTCATGCTCCCCGGTTGCGAATGATGTTGGCGATCAGCGCGGGCGGGCCGAGGTAGGTTGGGCCGCCGCCTGCTGACAACTCCTCTGCGTACAAGACCCAATCAAGGCTCGCGCCCCATGTGAAGTCCGGGGTGGTGTCGTTGTCCGCGCGCCAAGCTGCGTACAGCAGCGAAGCCCCGAAGGCCGTACCGCCGTTCTGAACTATGCTCGTCCATCCTGTACCGGGAGTGATCGTCTCGCCGTTGTCTGCGACGTTCCCAAATATGATCGCTCCGTTGCTGCCGCTGGCGAAAGCAGCGAGCGTGCCCGAAGCCGTTGTCCCGGTGCCGATGGCGAACACCGACTGCACATAGGCAGGGTCCGCGACATCCGTTGCCTGCAGGACGATCCAATTGCAACCAAAGCGTTCGTCGCCAGTCGTGCCAAAACTGATGGTGACAGCAGAGCTTGAAACGGACCCCGTGCCTTCGTAGACCCAGTATCTCGTGTTGCTCGGATGATCTAGCTTGCTCGCCTTGAGCGTCCACGTAGCGTAAGCGCCAGATATAGAAGTCGGCGCGGTCGGGTCGGTGTTGTCAGGTGTGGACTCGATATACAGCAGCCCGCGACTACCAGATGCCGGGGAAATCGAGGCAGTCGAATACGAGAACAGATATGTCTCGTCGCCGCCGCTTGTGAGTGCCGAGACGGTCATTTACTGCGCCACTCGATGCGTCGAATCAGCGAACCCGCCGAGGCCGCGCCGGTATCTGCTCTTGCCCCGGTACGTTTCCCGCCGAGGACTGACGCCGCGCAGCTTTAGCAAGTTGTACAAGCTGGTGCGCATCACGCCCGCCTCCCGCGCGGCAGCCGAAACGTTGTAGTCGTGCCGCACCAGCAGATCGCGCAAGTAGGCGCGATCGGACTCGATGCGGTGCTCGCGGATCGTCGTCAAGGGACCACCTTCGTCGCAACATTCGACGGTGCGCTCTCGATGCCCGGAGCGCCGAGCGCCACGACGCGGAACTGCCACGCGCCCGACTCAAGCTGCCCGATCTGCGCGCTGGTGCCTGCCGCGTTGACCGAGCGGGCGAAGTCGCCGCGTCCGTACTCCACCCGGTAGCCTGCGACCGTGACCGGCCGCCCTTCCGTGTCCGTAGTAACCGCGTTCCATGTCGCCAGCGCTGTGCCAGTTCCGGCAACAGGCGGCGGCGCAGTCAATGCGCTGGCCGGCGATACCTCGCACCACTTCGGCGTGCGCGGCTCCGGATCACCCAGAACCAGATAGCTGCAGTTGACCGGACCGGCGGGCAGGTTGTGATGCAGCCACAGTCCGCTGCCCGAGCGCCCGAAGCGCACCTGGGCTGGCGCGTACAGCGTGAAGGTGTTGTTCTCGTTGACCGCGAACGTCCACGCCGTTGCCGGCGGGGGCGGCGTATACGGGCGCGTTTCCGTGGTCATTTCCGACAATGCCGGGCAAGCCGTGCCGCCGTTGGCAGGCTGGGTCGTGACGGTTCGCGTCCGAGTTCCGGTGCGGGTTTCGGTTGTCCCAGTCACCGACCACGCCGACCATGCGTATGCGGACCATGCGCTGACAGCGCAGTTGACGGGAACAGGCGCGTCGGCCACCCAGCGCACGACCGTGGCGCGCTGGCATCGGTACGTGATCGAACTATTCGCAGGAGCAACCACTGCACGCAGCGCGGCGTCGCAGTCCTGCGCGGTCGCGTAGTTCGTCGCCAGCGTTGTGCCGCTGCGAACCAGCTTCCACGGGCCATCGCTAAACGTCGTGGCGGCCAGCGCCAGTGGCGACACCAGCGTGATCGCCAGGCCGATCAGGAATATCAGCGTTTGCTTGATCGTGTTCATAGCAAGAATCCATCTGGCGGCCCGATCCAGCCTTGAAAGTTGGCCCGAAGGCGCGTGCTGTGGTGAAGCTCTGCGTACAGTCCCGCTGTCGGCGGCGCGATGTTGTACTCACCGGCCCCGAACATCTGGATGTCCGTGACGTAGGAGACATCTATCAGCGCGCCAGCGTCGAAGTTCCACGGACACTGCGACTGGTGGATCGTCCCATCGCGTGCATACGCCCGCAGCGCCAGCAGTCCATTCGGGAACTCAGCCGAAGACACCATTTCCATTCGGTACTCAAAGTACGGAATGTTGCTTGGGCCATAGACCGGCTTGCCGTTGAACGTGCCGTCCGTCTCGCCGAGGTAAAACGGAACGTCACCATCATAGTAATACTTTACAGCAGCTTCACCGACAGCCTTAGACCACTCCCATCGCTGCGTCGTCCCTTGAGCGCAGCACACAACAATAAGGTCGGAATTATTGAGCGCGGGAGTATCTGATGTAGTTGCCCCGGACAGGAACAACATCGGGCGGTCGCCGGTCCCGTTCACTCCCGAGGGCAGGTCCGAGGTGTTGACGATCATCCACTTCGTCCCGGCACCAGCCGCGCCGGTACAGAATCCAGTGGAAAACTTTGGCAGAAAGCCCACATTCAGACGACGGCACGCAAAGGCACCGCCGTCTGCGATCGTGTAAACAGAAAGCCCGGTCGCTTCCTGATCTACGTCAGCCAAGGGGATGCGATAGAACGCGCCGTTCGCAATGCGCCCACCAGTGGCGAAGTGCGTCGCTGCAACGCCACCGAAGCCGTCGAAGCTCTGGTGGTCGTTGGCGCTGTACACGATCTCGTACCCTTCCGTGTACGCCGCAAGATCAAGATCAGCGTAGCTGCCTTGGTGTAGTGAGCCGCCGCCGGACACGGTCACGCGCTTCCCGACGTTGAAGATGCGCGAGTGCGCCATCAGGCCACGGCCTCCGCCTTCGGGATCGGCACGCCGACGTCCTGGTCACACGTCGCGCAAAGCGCGTAGGGCGAGGTCTGGAACTTCGTGAGGTCATCCTTCAACGTCGCGAACACGCCGATGCCCGAGGCATCGAACGCGCAGCGCGAGATGCGCCCATCCGCGAACACGAACGCCTTGCCGCCGCGCACCCACGCGCACGGGCGGCCCTTCTGCACCGTGACTTCCCACTTCACCTGCCCGGCCCAGTTGGTCGAGGACAGCGCGGGGTCTTGTGAGATGCCCGCGAGCAGCCCGTGCCGGTGCAGGATGTGCACCGCAGGGCCTGCCTTTTCAGGCTTGTGCATGGAGACATACACGACGGGGTCAAGGGGCTTGATCGCGAGCGCGAGCTTCTCGGTCATCAACAGCCCGTTCGTCGCGAACAGCAGCTTCTGCTTCGGGCCGAGTACGCGCCGCGCTTCCGTGAGCATCTCGACGAACTGCGGGTGCAACGTCGATTCACCGATCCCGGCGAGGTTGAGTTCGCCTTGCGTGCCGGCGCGCTGGAAGTGCAGCGCCCAGTCCAGTGCCTGCCGAAAGTCATCCCACGCCATGTCCACTTTCGGACGCGGCAACTTGTAGGACGGGCAGTAGACGCACTTCAGGTTGCACCGTGAAGTGATCTCGATCTGGTGGATCTCACGCAAGGCGAACATCGCGGCTACTCGTTCGGGACGACTTGCAGAGCGCCGTCGCCCATCTGCACGACGCGACCCTTCTCGCCCACGAGTTCCTTCGCCCGGCGCAGCAGCGCGGCCGCGTGGTCGTAATCGCCCGCGTCCCACGCGAGCTTGTGGGCCAATGCAACGTCCTCGAAAGTATCCATGCAGCCTCCCTCTTATCAGGTCGAGTGCGCGAGGTCGTGCGACCCCACGCGGATGCGCGCCGTCAGGTTCAGGAAGTCCGACGCCTGCAGCGTCACGGCGAGGCCGTTGACGATGTTGGCGACGGCGCCCTGGCCCGAGGACGCGTGGCAGAGAATCGCGGCCGAGTCGAGCACGATGCCCGTCAGCGAGTCCGCGTTGCCGGCGTAGGTCGCGTTCATGAAGAACCACTCGCGCGACTGCGCCGAGTTGCCCGACACGGTCGACGCCTTGCGGCCGTTGGCGACCTCGCCGAAGTTCGTCGAGTCCAGCGACGCCGCGGCCGTGACCGTGCCCACGCCGATCACGTAGAACGGCGTCGTGCCCGTCGCTGCGACCGCGCGATTCGCGATGCGGTTCAGCCCCGCGGAGGTCAACTGGTTGCGAATCCAGTGGCCTTCCTCCTTGCGCCACCCGCCCTCGGGCAGTGCACGGAAAACGTCGGCCTTGAACTCGCCGACGATGGGGATGAGTGAGCCCGCGACATGCGCGGGGCCGTCAGAGATAGGTCGCTTCATAGTTTACGGTGGTCTCCTTAGCGATGCGCGCCATCAGACGCGTGTAGGTTTCGATGCTGTCGAACAGCCCCTCGGCGTCGGCCTTGGCGGCGATTCCCGGGAACTCTTCCTTGCTGGTCTGAACGCTGACGCGAGCCTTGAACCCTCCGCCCAGGATCGCGACCCCGGTGGAGTAGTACGGGATGGCGTCGAGCGTCATGCGCAGCATGGGGTTGTTGTCGATGAGCTCCTTGAAGAGCTCGACGATCTTCGCCGCCCGCGCCCGCATGTCCTCCGACACGCCGCCCGTCGCCTGCCCCTCGTGCGCAAGGCCCTGCGCAAGGTCCCGCAGGTGCAGGAACTTGTTGAGGGTGCGATTGGGGTGCTTTTCCAGGTCCCGCAGCAAGAGCGGGTAGTTGCGCATGAAGCGCCCGCGCCGCACGGTCTCGGTCGAGTAGCCGTAGTGCATGATGCGGATGTCGCTGATCTGCTGCGTGTGCGGGATCGCCTTGCCGATCTCCACTTCCGGGTGCTCGTGCACGACGCCGTAGAACCGGGCGCCCGAGTCGCGCCGGAACAGGCGCGTGGGGTAGTCCGTGGAGATGCACTCGGGCGGGTCCTGCGACATGTGATTCTGCGCGATGGCGTACCCGTCGAACGCGCCCGGGCGCAGCAGCCGCAGGATGTTGTTCGCGCCGACGACTTCCTCGTCGGCGTCCATCCACAGAATCCAGTCCCCGCAGGAGCGGTCGATCGTCGCATTGCGCGCTTCGTCGAACCCGATTTCCAGGGGCGACTTGTTGCGGAACACGGTGAAGGCCACGTGTGGGAAGTCTGCCGCGACCTCCGCAATGCGTTCCTCGGTCTTGTCCGTGGTCTTCTCGTCGACCGCGATCACGACCTCGTCCACCACTTCCACGACCGAGCGCAGCGCGTTCGCGGCCACGTCCTGCGCGTCCTTCGCGATCATGCACAGCGAGACGGTGTCGCGCGGAGCCTGTTCGAGGAGCTTGCGGGTGTAGTCGATGGGGGCGAGCGCCTGCGTGCTGTCCTTCACATGCGCCGCGTACACCCACGACCCGAGCGCCTCGCCACCTACGTCGTGCCCGCCCGGGGCGTGCAGGATCGTGGGGTTGAACTCCTTGAACATCTCGACGATGTCCGTGCGCTCGAAGTGGTGCAGGTGCTCGCGGCCCTTGTGCCACCAATGACGCCCGGTCCATTCCCACCGTCCCGTGGGCGTGGTGATGATCAGGTCGCCACCGAACGCAACGACCCGCAGCAACTTCACTAGCGCCGAAGCGTAATCCCAGATGTGCTCGACGACCTCGGGCGCGATGACGGCATCGAACTTGCCGAGCGCATCGAGGTCGTCGAGGCTGCCCTGCACGAAGGTCACGTTCTTCAGGCCACGCTCGAACGCCGTTTTGCGCGCGAGTTCGACAGAGCGGGACATGAAGTCCATGCCCGTGAACTGCACGCCTGGGAACGCTTCCGCGAGGGCGAGCGTGATGTGCCCGTGGGCGCACCCGAACTCCAGCACGCGGACTTCCTTGCCCTTGTTGATCTTCTCCGCAACCGCCTGCGCGAGGAGGTGATGGATGCCGCGGAAGCGGGACGTTGTCACGAGTTGCGCGCGCTCGGCCTCCGGGTTGAGGCCCGTCGCTTCCATGCGGTCGCAGTTCATGCCTTCCCACTTCTCGTAGTGGGCGACGGTCGCGACTAGGGAATCCTTGAAGGAGTACATCACACGACTTTCGAGCAGCGCCTGCTGAGCAATGCCATCAGCCTCGGGTGCGTGCACGTACGCATCAAGCGCCGAAATGTCCGAATGCTCGATCAGGTGCCGCGCCATGCGGGCCGGCGACTCCGCCCGCCGCGCGAACACGTCCTCGATCGCGTCCTCGAACAGGTCGACCGCGTGTTCCCAGGTGCGGGTCGCAGCGGCCTCAAGCTGCTTCACGCGGAGCTCGTTCCGGTAATCGCCGTCGAGTTCGAGCGCCATGACGCGAGTCACGAACGCATCCTCGTCCGCGTGCCCGTCGACAAGCGGCAGGAGCACAGCGCCCGCGCCCTCGCACGTTTCGGGGAGCGCCGCATGGGCCGACGACACTAGCGGCAAGCCCGCGTGCATAGCTTCCATGGCCGTGATGCAGGAGACTTCCTCGAACTCCGTGGGGTAGACGAGGAGGCTGCACAGCTTCTGCACTTCGGCCAGCTGGCGCTTGGTCAGTGCGCCGAGGTTCGTGACGTTCGGCAGGCGCGTCGCGCAGGATTCGAGGTAGTCGTAGAACTCGACCATCTGCTCGACCGTGTTCTTGTACGCGCAGTAGAACAGGTGCGCCTTCGAGCCCGCCTTCGCGAGCTTATCCATGATGCCGTCTGGGCGGAGCAGATGCTCAAGGCCGCGCTCCGGGCGCGACTGGTAGAGGATGGGGAACTTGTCGTTGAGTTCGGCGCGCATGACGGGCTCGATGACGTCGTCGGTGTAGACGCCCGCGTACAGCGCCTCGTCCACCCCATTCGGCACCACGCGCAGGGTGCGGTCGGGGAGGTTGTAGACGTCCTTGATCTGGTCGATGTGGAACTGCGAGACGCCCGTGACGAGGTCGACTCGTGCGGCGCCTGCGTTGATCGCGCCCGCCGTGCGGCGCAGCGCGAGGTCGTGCATCTGGTGCACGTTGACCTTCGAGGCGTAATCCTTGTGGAACGCCAGCGGGTGCCGCTGGATCACGAGTACGTCGTGCGGCGTGTTGCAGGCGAAGTGCGCGAAGCGTTCCCCGAGCGGGTTGTCCTTCGTCGCATTGCCGAGCCAGCAGTACGTGACGCCGTCAAAGACGCCCTCGTCCTGCGAATTCGTGAACATCACGACCCGGTGCCCGCGCGCGGCGAGCTCCTTGCCGAGATAGTAGGCCGCAGTCTCGGACCCGCCGAGGGACTGCGTCTTGATGGTGTCGCCGTTGAACGGCATGCCCATGGAGTGGATGACGTAGTTCATACGCCGTCCTTGGGCTGCGAAGCCCCATTGGTCTTGTTCGCTTTGCTCACTATTGCCTCCTATCCTAAAAAGGCCGGGGAGGTGAGTCCCCGGCAGTTGTTGACAGCCCCTAACCTGTAATCAGCCGATGCCCAGCGCGCCGGACGCGACGTTGGTCAGCAGACCCACGGCGTAGTCCGCGCCCACGATGCGCTCGTCCTGGTAGTAATCGACCTCGATCGTGTCGATACGACGCCGGCTGTCGTACGGATGGCGGAAGACCGTCATCGGCGCAGGCAGCACGGGGTTGGTCCAGCGGAACGAGTACATCCACGAGGGATCGTCGATCGACGGCGCCGACGGCGCGTAGTACGCGATCATCATGTCGCTCAGCGGGTTGTAGAACGACGTGACCGCGGTCTGCGCCTCATTCGCGGTCTGCCACATGGCATCGGCGATGATGAAGCGGTCGACCTCGAACAGGTTCTGCACGGCCTGCCGCGTGACAGGACCGCCGCCGTTGTTCGTGCCGTTGAGCAGGTTGCGCATGTGGTAGTTGCGCTTGATGCGGCCCCAGGCGCGCCACCCGATGATCACGCCGTTGGGGCGCTGATTGGTGGTCTGCTTCTGGTACTCGCACATCTGCTCGAAGGCCGCGAACGGGTCACCTGCGTTCTGCCCCGCGGCACCGCCGGCGGCGATGAACGCGCTGTTGCACACGAACGTCGAACCGACGGCGGTCGACGCGGCAACCATGTCTAGCACGCGCTTCTCGTAGGACAGCAGGAGCTTGTCCATGAGGAAGCGCGACTTGCCCGTGGCACTCAGCCCACGGTACACGGCGTCCACGTTCGCGACGTCTTCGATCGTCACGTCCGACCCGAGCGCGTAGTTCTCGGCCTGGTAGAACGCCGAGCCCACGGAGCGGGTGATCTTCTTCGCCTCGGCGCCCGGGCCACGCTTGGTGTCCTCGATCGCAAAGGTCTCGAACCGGCTGTAGACCGGGTAGGTGTCGCGCTGCTTCTGCACCGGCACGATCGGGGCGATCATGTCGGCGATCAGATTCTGCGGACGGTAGTTGATGGCCAGGTTGGTGAGGTGCTGATCGACGTGCAGCTCACGAGGTCCAGTCGAATTTGCCATTGTGGTGAATCTCCCTTAAGCCAGAATCTGGCCGATGTTGGTGGCATCGAGCAGAACCTGGACGAGGTCTCCGCTGCTGCACGTTTCCAGGTACCGGCCGACGGTGAAGTTCCCGGAGGCCGCGTTGGTGATGAAGCCCGAGTTGGCCATCGCGGCGGGCCAGCCGAGCGAGGTGACCGCGGCGCCCGCGAACGCCTTGACGATGCCCTGCGCGACGACGCCGTGGTGGTAGCCCGAGCCGACGGACGTTTCGAGCACGCCCGCGACGCCGAAGCCGGTGTTCGCTTGCGCGATGGTACCAGCGAGGGTGACGAGCTTGTTCTTGGCGCCCGAGAGGTCGGCCGTGGCCTTCACCGTGTGGGTGATGGTGCGATTGACGTGAGTGGTCATTGGTGGTCGTGCCTCCTAAAGGCTCAGGCCGCTGCCACAGACTTGAAGGTCTGGCGCGGGTCGTCGAAGTACTGCTTGGCGAGGTCGCGGTTGGCACGCAGGACGCGGGCCGAGGCCTGCTCCATGTCCTGCCAGTTGCCCACCTTGCCGCCCACACGGACGCATTCCTGCTCCGTCTTGAACGTCATCACCTCGGCAACCGTCTTGCCTTCGAGGTTCGACTCGTCGTCGTTTCCGTTCGCCATGCTCGTGGCTCCTTTCTGGCCCTGCGGCTTTTCCTTGAACTCGTGACGCTGCTCGTCCTTGATCTCGGCCTTCACGGCGTCGATCGAGTACGCGGTCAGCACTTCGGCGTCGTCCTTGAAACGGGCCGAGTTCAGCACGCGGTCGCGGATGCGCGGGAAAATGCGCCCCTCGGTCACGCTCTGCTCCAGGAGGGCCTTGACGCTCTCGCGATGCGCCGCGACCTTCTCCTTGTGCGTGTCTGCCTCGAACTTCAGGCGGGCGTCCTTCTCGGCCTTGGCGTCAGCTTCGGCCTTTTCGAGACGGGCCTTGAGTGCCTTGATCTCTTCGTCGGTCATGATTGCATGTGCTCCAATGGTTGATGCCAGCGTGAACGCCGCGGCTGACGCAAACCGAACATTCGGTAGCTGCCTCGCCATCATCAGCGTCTGCAAATCCCTCAGGCCCTTGACCGCCGGTATGTCGGCCCCGAGTAGAGCCACTGCGTCCAGCACCCAGGGGTAACGCGACCCCTCTCGGCTGAAGTCTTTGAGCAGCTCAATGGAAACTTGTTTGTACAGCCCCTTGCGGATCGCCTCGAACACGACCGTGGGCACATCGGTGAAGTCCGCGAGCACCTTAGCGCCCGAACGCCACACGCGCTCGACCCAGCCGAGGGCGGGCTGCCCGTCGGTCATCGGCTGCGCATGGTTGTGGCCGAACTTCAAGGGCACTCGGGAGGCGTTGTTCAGCGCGTCGAACGACGACACGATTGCGTCGATGTCCGCGTCCTTGAACTCCATCCCGTTGTGCGTGCCGAGGGAGAAAATCTCGACGCCTGCGATCTTGTTACTCATCCTGCGAAGTCCTTCAGTTGGATTCCGTCGGTGGCGCGGATGCGGCGGATGTTGATGTTGGGTTCGAGCAGCATGGCCGCGACCACATGCGCCACGCGCGACAACGGCACCTGCGTCGAGCAGGGCCAGTCCTTGAACTGTTCGAGGTAGCCCTCGGCCATCGTGTCGAGGTTACCCGCGAACGCCTCATCGGCTTCCGCCATCAGCACGAGCTCGCGGAGCTTATCGCGGAAGTTCACTTGACCTGCTCCTGGCACCACTGCGGGAAGTCGACGTCGGCCGAGTGCCCCGCATGGCGCACGCAAGCCATCGCCCCGTCCAGCTTGTAGATGGCAAGCAGGAACAACGCGCCAAGCGCCAACAGCAGAAGAATCAGCAGCGCTTCTTCGAGGCGCGTCACTTGAACCCCTCCTGCGGCTCGACCGTCGGCACGGGCGACTCGACGCCGTCCCAGTTGTCGAGGGCGGTGACGGCGAACACGAGCGAGCGGCAGTTGTAGTGGTTGGGCGGGCGGTACGTGTCCCACACCGCGGACTGCGTGACGTGCACGTGCCCGTCGAGCTCGCGGCAGATGTCGGTCGTGCGGTCGTCGAGGATCGCGGTGTACCGCAGCGCGACGACGAAGTCGCCGAGCGCGGGGTCCGTGAACTCCGCGTAGCGCGCCTCGTTCATCGCCTCGAACGTATTGGTGCGGGCGAGGGTGTTGATGTAGGCGGCGACGTTCGCGGTGTCGAGCGCGTCCGCGAGCAGCTGTTCGAGCGCCTGCAGGATGTCCTCACGCGTCTCGTTGGCGCGGGTCGCGTTGAGCGTCGTGAATCCCTTGCGGATCAGGCGGTCGTAGATGCGCGCCGCCGCGACCTCGGGCCTGAGGCCGGTCTTCACGGCCTGCAGCAGCTCCTGCTGAATCGTCGCGCGCATCGCGTCCGTGAGGTTGCCCGCCATGCGGAACGAGTTCGCGTCGAAGAAGTCGGCGGCGTTGTCGCGCAGGCTCTTGAAGTGCAGCCGGCGGTCGTCCTGCGAGAACGACTGCTTGCGGGCCTTCGCGACTTCGGTCATGGCCTGGTTGAGGCCCGTCGACCACGCGCGCTCCAGGCCCGAGCGGAACGCGCCCTTGAGCTTGCCGATGGCGACGCCCGAGAGCTCCGCGTGCTGGATCGTGTCGGGCTCTGCGATGAACCCCGCGAGCTTCTCGGTCGAGAGTAGCTCCGCGAGCCCGCGGGCCGAGGCCGTTGCGACGGTCTCCGCGATGTCGGCCTCAAGCGCCAGCGCCCGCTGCGCGATGTAGGCGAAGTCGACGCGTACGAGGGCGGAGTCGAGGGAGAAGCGCTTGGCGTCGTCGGGCTTGGGCTCGATCACGGCGGGCGCGGGCTGCGCGCTGGCCTTAACGGCATCCGCCACTAGCACCTTTACATCGTCTGCGGTCATGAACTTCGGATCGTCGGTCGCAGGCGCAGCATCCACCTTCGCCTCGATGGCCGCGATCTTGTTCGGGTCCTCCTGGATCGGGACCATGTCCTGCTTGATCTTCTGCAGCGCCTCGTCGCCCTCTTCGCGCTCTGGGAAGTCCAAGAGCTCGCGCAGGTGCGCCTCGTCCTTCTCGGTCACGATCAGCGCGCTCGCAGACGCGAGGTCCTTGAAGGAGGAGATGAGGAATGTGAGGTGCGCCTCGGACGACTTCTTGAACCTGAACCGCGGGAACTCCCCGTCGTCCCAGTTCTGCATCGCGAGCGGCTTGAACAGCTGCGCGTTGATGCACTGTTCGAGGCGCTGTGTGTCGGTCGCGAGGGTCATGAAGAACGCTTCGATCTGTGTCTGCGACTGGGAATAGGACCCGGTCTGCCCCGTGTGCGACAGACCGAGCAGGTTCGGGATCAGCAGCGCCTTCGCGATGGCGAGGTCGTGGAACTGCACGGCCTTCTCGTAGGCGTCAGTCGACGACGGCATGTGCAGCTCGGCCGTCACGCCGTTCGGCAGGATCACGCCCATCGCGGATCGCATGTTCTTCAGCAAGTCCTGCAGGTTCGCGTAGTCGGGGGAGTTCGACGAGATGCCAGACGCCCCGAGGTTGATCGCGAGAAACCCGCCCGCCATGCGCTCCTTGAACGCGGCCCAGAACTTCAGGTCCAGGTCCTTCAGGAACCACGGCCGGTACGCGGCCTCCAGCTCCGAGCGCCCGTAGTACGGGTCCTCGTGCGGGTTCTGCACGTAGTGGATGAAGCGGGAGTAGTCGAGGTCGATCTCGCGGGAGGTGACCTGCTGCGTGAAGCGAGTGAGCGCGCCGTAGTCGTCGGTGTAGAACTTGAAGTCGCGGACATCGCGGGTAAGGAGTTTCGCGAGGCCGACATACGAGGCACCGTCGACCTGGATCGTCTGCGTGACGAACTCCGTGAGCGAGAAGCCGAAGTCCATGCCCGTGAGGATGCCGGTGAGGGCGTCCGCGAACGACCCATCAAGCTGCCGCGTCGTTTCCTTCATCACGCGCTTCCGCGCCGTCTGCTCCTCCTGCGACAGCGCTGTGCCGTCGAACACGAACTCGTGACCGCGGCCGATGATGGCGTCGCGCTTGAACTTGAGCACCGCCTTTACCTGCTCGTCCACGCGCATCTTGCGGTAGATCGAGAGCCCACCCTTGCGCGCTGCGAGCATGTCGGGGTTGTAGCGCTCGGCCCGTAGTCCGAACAGCTGTGCCGACTGCCCGTCGAACGACGTCACCTGCATCTCAGGCTGCACCTGAGGCATGACGCCTTTGATCGGAGTGATCTTACCGGCCAATCAGAGACCCTCCAGCGCGGAGCTGTAGTTGACGGTCATGGCAGGTCTGGACGCCTGCGCTCCTGTCTCCATGCGCGGTGCCTGCGTCGCGTACTGCATCACGAAGGAGTCCGCGCGGTCGGGCGAGGCGATGCCGTTATCGGTCATCTCTTTCTTCGTCATCAGGTCCTCCACTCGGTCGCCCGTGACGTCGTTCTTGGTCTTGATCGAGCACATCTGCGCCATGAACTCATCCGCTGCACGCAGGTCGTGCACGCCATCGCTCTCCTCCAAGAAGTCCTCATCAAACGACACCAGCCCGTCGCGCAGGTCGTTGCGGGCGACGAGGTAGCTCTGCACCCGGCGGTTGCGGTACAGCGTTGGCGCGCTCGAAGCCTCACCGCCCTTGTAGGTCACGACAGGGTAGCCACGGCGCATCAGCTCGCCCGCCGTCCCTGCGCCGACGCCCAAAGAGTCGACGATGAAGAAATCGCCGTTGGCCGACGAGCACCCGTACTCCTTCCAAGCCCGCTCGCCTTCATCCGCGCAGCGTATGGGCGACTCGCTAGATGGGAAGTTGAAAGCCCGTTGCTTGCGCATCCGGCGAGCGGACTGGAAGTGCTGGCCCACAGTGAGCACGCTCTCGTTCTCGCCACCGTCCGCGACGTCGATCGTGATGCGGAAGTGCGGCAGGGAGCCGTCGCTGTGGAAATCCTTGTTGAGGGCGTTATCGATCCACTCCACCGCGAACAGCTGGTTTGGATCGTTCGTCGGGAACTCCCCGTGGCAACGCACCGCGACGATGGGTGAGTCGACACCGTACTTCCGCTCCATCGCCGCAACCCACGTCCGATTGATGCGGCGGGCGTTGTTGAGGTTGATGTGGTAGCGGAACCAGTTCTTCTCTTCCCTCTTCTGCAGGTGCGATGCGGCGAACGTGCCCGTGATCTTCGTCGGGTTGGAGATGATGACGAGGATCACGATCTCGCCCGTCGACAACGCGCCGAAGATCACGGGCCACAGCGTCTCGGTCACGCCCGTCGCCTCTTCCACGAGCACCATGATGAAGCGCTCATGGTGGCCCGCTAAGTTCTCTGGGTTCGATGCGGTCTCCGCAAGGATGCACCAGTTGCGATTCTCTTTGCCATCCGGGTCGCGCCAGTAGACGGTCGTGTCGTTGATCAGCAGCGTTGAACGCCACCACGATTCCGCCCGTGTGTGGATCTTCCGTATCGCACCCCACACTCGCGTCCGCAGCTGCGCGAGCTTCGGGGCGGTGCAAATGATACGCGCAGGGAACGCAGTGCCGAACGTCAGCGCCATGAGGGCTGCGGTGTGCGTCTTCCCGGGGCCGTGCCCCGACCGCACTGTGATGAACGGCTTGCCCTCGTGATTGATGCGCGTCGGCTTCCCGTACTTCTTGCGCCAGATGTCCGCCATCGCCTCGAGAAGCTCTGCCTGGAACGTGTCGAGCTCCCAAGACTTCTCTGCGTCTTCCGCTATCGTCTTCTCGCCTGGCAACGCCTTGTGGTTGAGCACGTCGCGAGCGAACCACGTCGGTTCGTCCCGTACGTGCATGATGAACTGCACGGCGAGGTCGACGTCGGACGGCTTCGCCTCAGTGCGTGCGGCCATCATGGCCTCCGGCCGTGTCAGTGGTAACGCGGGCCATGGCCGATGCGAATTGCTGTGCAAAGTTGTGGTTGACGTTGCCCTCGACCGCAACCTTCGTGCCGTAGCGCGAGGGGTCCCAGCAGGCGAGGAGCTTGGCGCGGGTCTCTATCTGCAGCTTCCGATGCGCGATCGCGTCTTCCGTCGTGACATCGACCGACTTCTTGCCCTTCCACGTTCGCACCGTCTGCTTGATGGCAGTGACAGGAGTGTCTGCGATGCGCAGCATGTCCATCGCTATCTGGTCGAAGCCTGCGGTGCGGGCATGTGTGAAGCGTGCGGAAAGCTTTGGGTCGCGCTCCAGCCAATCGTACACAGTGCGCAGTGCCGGCATTCCATCCATCCGGCAGACTTGCATCAACGGTGTGCCAGCGCTGATGAGCTCGATTATCTCATCCGCAACCGCGTCGGTGAGCTTCGTCGGGCGGCCCGTCTTCCGTGGGGCCGACTCGTGCTTCGCTGCTGCACGCTTTGCCGAACCGGTTCTTGCTTTCTTCAGTGCCGAGGACATGCGTCGAACACTACACTCCACCATCGCCATCAGTTGCAGCGTCACCTGCGTGCGCCACGTTGCGTGCACGTATAAACGCCTGCCGAATAGATATCAACAACAATTGCATCCTAGGGCCTAGACGCACGTATGAGGATTTCCGAGAAGAATTTTTTTCCAGAAGTCCACTTGCTGCCACTAGACCTCTAGACCTGCCCTATGAACACTGCCCTTACGCGTAAAACACGGGATATCTGCCTAGTGTCGAACGCCTAGTGTCAGTGTCTCGAGGACACTAGACCTCTAGGAAACACCGGTTATCTAGTGTCTCTAGACCCTAGGAATCAATATCCGCTCCGCGCACCACGGGTGGCATTCCTAGGCACTAGACCTCTGGGCCCCAAAACGTCGATTTGATAGCCGTTGCCGAAGGTCATATGATCGACAGCGACACGGACGAAAGGACAGGTTGAAGGACGACGAATCGCATGGCTGCAAACCAATTACCCGCCTACTTTAAACCAAAGACCAAGCCCTTCGAGCATCAGCACGAGGCCCTCGCTCGGTCCTACAACAAGCGCAACTTCGCCCTATTCATGGAGCAGGGGACGGGGAAGTCTAAGGTGGTGATCGACACCTCCCACCTCATGTACGACCGTGGGCACATCGACGCCTTGGTCGTCATCGCACCGAACGAGGTGCACGTGCAGTGGATCGCGGAGCAGGTGCCCGTGCACATGCCCGACCACATCAAGACGCGGTGCGTGGCGTGGGGTCAGTCAACGAGGGCGAAGACGCAGACGAGGGAGCTCGTGGACCGCGTCGTGAAGGGGCGCCTTGTCGTGTTCACCATGAACTGGGAGGCGTTGTCGACGAAGCGCGGTCGCGACATGCTTGCCGCGATCCTCAAACGCTACCGCTGCCTCCTCGCGCTGGATGAGATACACAACGCGAAGTCACCGAAGGCGTCGTGCACCCGCGCCGCATGGCGCCTCGCCCCATTGGCATTCGCGCGCCGCATCTTGTCAGGGACTCCGATCGTCTTGAACCCGCACGACCTCTACGGGGAATACCGGTGCCTCGATTGGCGCATCATCGGCTTCGACTCCGCGGTCGTATTTCGCGCACGGTACGGGGACTACACCATGGAGACGTTCCTGCAGAAATCGGGCCCTCGGGCGGGGCAGGTCGAAACGTACCCATCCCTCATCGGGTTCAAGAACCTCGACGAACTCTACTCACGCGTTGACGCCTACACATATAAGGTGCTGAAGGCCGACTGCCTCGACCTTCCCCCGAAGATGTACCAGACGGTGCCTGTCGCGTTGTCGAAGACGCAGCGCACTCTGCACGATGCTGCGATCGACAACGGTGTCCTGTTGTTCAAGCGGCTGGAGCAGGGGAAGAAGGTAGAGCTGGAGGACATGACACAGCTCGCGGACGAGGATGTGTTGGAGCGCCTCATCGGCCCTGGCCGCGACCGCATGACGTTCGCCGTGAAGCTCGTCCTCGCCCTGCGCCTCCGTCAAATCGTGGGCGGGTTCGTGACAGGGGACGACAAGACGACAGTGTGCACGGATGGGCAGTTCATGAAGGTGCCGCGCGCGAAGGCCGCAGTGCAGTACGTGGAGACAGCCCTCGCGACCGGGCACAAGGTCATTGTGTGGGCGAACTTCAGGGCCGAATTGCAGGCCCTGTACCCTGCCCTTCGCAAAGAGCTCGGCGTTGGATGCGCGTTGATGTATGGGGACACGCCGAAGTCGCAGCGGTCGCAGATCATTGATGACTTCAAGGACAAGAAGCACAAGACTCGGGTGCTAATCGCGCACCCACGGACCGCAGGGACCGGGTTCAACTTCACCGTCGCCCGCACCTGCCTCTACTACTCCAACGGCAACCGCTACGCGGATCGAGCGCAGTCGGAAGATCGCGTGCATCGCATCGGTACGACGGGCACGGTGACGATTGCGGACATGTGCGCGACGGGGGTCCCCGTGGACGCGGACATGGTGGAATCGATGTTGACGAAGAAGGACTTCGGGACCAAGTTCTACGCCTACACGGCAAAAGAGTTCATTGATCATTTGAGAGGAGGAGAGTAAACAGCATGGGCATGCTTGTACTAACGCGAAGCGACCAGCAAAGCGTGTTCCTTAACGACCGCACGACCGGGCGCCGCATCGCGGAGGTCAAGGTGCTCGGCGTCACGGCGTTGGGGACCGTGCGCCTCGGGTTCGAGGCGTCGGATGATGTGAGTATCATCAGGGACAACATGAGGAGGGACAGTGAAGGCAAAGAAATCGAAGACAACGGCTAGAGCGATCGCGGTGGCGAAGGCGGGCAAGAAGGACGCGAACGTAATCCCCGCGAAGCCTGCGAAGCGCGTGGCGTCGGCGGAACTTGACGCGGAGCTGATGGAGGACTCGAAGGAGGTGCGCGTCAAGCCCGATCTCTTGGCGCGCATCATGGAAAACGTGACGAAGATGTCGCAGGTTGCGACGCGGATCAAGAAAGGGAATGAGCTGATCGCGCAACTGCAGCAGGAGTACGCGGATTTGGAGCAAAAGGTCCTCCCATCGCTCATGGACGAGGCGGGGACGAAGAAGATCGCCCTGCTCGATGACATCGAGATCGAGCGCACGGAGTCGGTCTACGCATCGATCGCGAAGGCGCGGATGCCGGAGGCGTGCAAGTGGTTTGAGGCGAATAAGCTCGGCGCCCTCGTGAAGTACTCCTTCGAGGTCGCCCTTGAGAAGGGCAACACGAAGGACGCGGTGAAGGTGCGGAAGGCGTTGAAGGCGTTGAAGATCGATTGGAGAGAAGGATCCACAATCAACCACCAGACGTTGGGCGCGTTTGTGCGGGAGTCC